TCTATTAAATAATCTTGTAAACATTCTTTTGTAATTTTAAATCTTACTTCTCTTTCTACATCCAAAGTATCATCAATATAGTTACAAATTTTTAATTCTACAAACTTATCCATACCAGTTTACCTCCTGTCTGAAATGTGAATTTCAACTTGTTATTCTTCCGCTAATTCAATACAAATTCCAGGTGTTGTATCATTTTCTGTATATGGGAATATATAACTTATGTCTTTGTTCATAATATTTTCTGGAATATCTAGCTCATTGTTATATCCTTCGCAATAAATAATTGGATTATCTTCTGTTTCCCAACATTGAATTTTTATATATCCTTCAAAATGAACACCGCTTTCCATTAATGTTCTTAATGTCATAACCTTATATTCTCCTATTCTTCCATATCCTGATATGCAAAATTTAAACGTTCTTCTAAATCTTCAATGCTATCACGTAAACTGATCAATGTTTCATCATCTGCATTATTTTCCAGTGCAAGTTTATATTCATGTTTTAAATTTGCAAGTGCTTCTTTTAACGTGTTTGGTTTCTCATACTGTCTATACATGATTTACCTCCTAAAATTCCGCTTTCAGCTTTCCATTGTACTTTTCAGTGTATTCAAATTCAGGTTCACCGTAATAAAATCCTGTTACTTCTGTACTAATGCAACGATTTGTTTCCTTTTCGATTATATCCGCCATGATAAAGGTTGCATCTGCTTCTGACGAATAACATCCATACACAACTTTTTTATATGCATCTGCTTCGCCTCCATCGTATGTAATAGTTTTCTTCTTCTTATCTTTAATTATAAACATATTGTTTTCCTCCATGAAATTGTACATTCATCTATTTACTACACTATTCAAAAACGCCGTTATATAATTGTTTAAAGCGTTTCCAGATACATTGTTCTCTATAACCTTGTTATTGTGTACAGTAGCAACGCTACAATCGTTTGAACATGTTTCCAGATGGATAACTTGACCATCTTCATATATGTTAATTTCCATTAACGTTCCACCACCTCTCTGATATAATAATCTTTGAGATAAAACCTATTTGATCGTGGGTTATTACGCTTTATAACATAACCTCTTCCGTATCTACCTTTATAAGGTTCTTTAATTTCTTTCCCGACAGGAATATATCCCCTATCGCTTGCGGTATGATGATATGTATACTTAACTTCTTTCATTCTTTCCACCTCCTACTGTATAAAGTCCCATCTTTCTATAACATCATCATCGTAATTTGAAAATGGATTATATACGCAATAAGTAATGATTGTATCTCCTTTTCTTGCCCCTTTTACGCTTGCATAACTGATATAATAACCGCCATCCTCCGGCGGATTAAGTACTTTCCCGTTCTTTTCATTATCAGTTACTTTTCCGATAATACGTTCTATATACATAACGTTGTGTTCTGTTCTTGTTGTAAGCATTTCCTCTGTTAAGTCATTGCAATCAATGACTTTTGTGATAGGTGCATTTTTTGCGACATCTAACACTGTTCTAGCCTGTACAGGTGCGCTTGTTACATTTCCGATAATGCTAATACTTGCAAGTGTGACAATTAATGCTTTCTTAATTCTGTTCATCATAGTTCTTTCCACCTTTCTTATATATAATCAATATCCTTTTGCAATGTAGTCTAAAAACATCCAAACAGGCATTGTAAATAAGAAGAAAGCGCAAATATATGTAAGTGCTTTCTTGATTTTCTGTTTACGTTCCTGTTTAAATCTTGCTTTCCAATAACTTCTAGTTCCGTAAATCTTCTCCATAATAGTTTCCCTTTCTTTTATGTTGTGTTATTTGCCATTGTAAGCACTATAAAAGGCACGAATGATATAATCCATTCATGCCCTATTTAGTGATTATAAAGCTTTTGAGAATGATGTACTTGCGTTACTACGAATAGTGATGCACTCAATTCCATTGACAGTATGTTTATTGTACTCTTCACACATTTTCTTGAGTTCCTGTTCTTTCTCAATAATTTTCGCCTGTGCATCCCGAATATACTCAACTTCCGTATCAACGTTATCAATATAGTTATTATTTCCGTTATACAGTTTTAAATCATCTTTTGTAAAATTCTGGATTTTATTATCAATCAATAATTTGTTATTATAGTCTTTCATGCCAATTTCCAGATCATATTCTCTGCCGACATAATCCAGTGTATACACATAAATAGTATTTCTACTAATATAAGCCCCACAATTAACCTTTTCTTTGACTTCATTTGATATTTTTTCTTTTGTCTTTTCGCCGTATGGCTTACCAGAAAACTTATCGAATGCACTTACTACAATATCAAGAATATCATTCATTAACGCAAGTTTTGCGTTGCTTTTCAGTAATGCAATTTTTACATTGCAATCAATTTCCACATTTGCCCATTTTTCAACAGTCTTTAAATATGTATCACGCATCTTAATAACTTCTGATTCTTTCTTTTTGTTAATACGCTCTTTCAATGTTAATCCCTCAAAGATATTTGAATATGCTTTATCTGCGTTTTCCAGTTCCTGTTGTGCGTGTTTCATTTCCTCACGTGCTGTTTCAATCTGTGCAAGAACTTCTGTATATTTCTTCATAATTTCCACCTGTTTAACCTTTCTTATTCTATATGTAATTTGCTTTTATTATTAATTATTTTCCTTTTCTGATAACATTTCTTCACGTTCTTCTGTGAGTTGTTCAATTAATCCAGTGAAACAAGTTTTATAATCCAGATTATGAGAAGCAAGCCATTTTTTCAAATGTGCACTAGAACATTTATAACCTTCATTTCTAAGTTCCATATCACAAAGTTCCATCAATCCACACCATACAACAGAATGGATTGGTGAACGACGACTACTAACTAACTTCTCATGTATCCATTTTGTATTGTCAATAACCATTTCTATGGAGTCATTGAGATATTCAAGATCAACGTTACCATTGTAATCCTCAAAATGTCCGTTCAAATAGTGCATTGTTGCATTCATGTTTGTTTTCATCATAATATTTCCCCTCATTCTTTCTATGTATTTTTGTGTTGTTTGTAAAGTTCTCTTTCTCTATGACATATATGCGAAATCACCTTGCACACCTGTTACAATAACCATTTTTCCATCATTACGGCGGTAAACCACGCCACAACCATGATTGATACTTGACCATACACGCCAACCCTTATTAGTAACAGGACGTTGATTCTTGTAATCCCACCATACAAAATGTGGTTTGATTCCATCTTTTTCCTGTTCTAAAGCGTTATTGATGATTTCTGATTCTGTAGCAGTAAGAAGTTTTCCATCCTTTTCACCGATGATATAAGTTAAATTTGTTTTCATTGTTTACCTCCCCCATCAAAGTGTTGATTGTCTCAACGTTCTTAACTAACTGTTTACGTGTTTCCTCATACTGTTTTGACATTGCTTTAATGTCGGCAATGTCTTTTTTGATAGCTGTCGTATAAGGATTTTTACGACTGAATAACTTTTTGAGCATTATTGCATCTTCCTTTCTTATTTTCTGTTTATAAGCATTACAAAAGGCACAACGCTTGTTTTGTTGTGTCATCTCTAAAACTTATAACGCTCTTTTTACTTTTGTCATATCGAGAACGCCTGTCTCACAAAATCCTATAAAAGCTTTTACAAGGTCATTCTCTAAAAAATCAGTGGTATAAAGCATTGTAATAACGCCTTGAGCGACTGATTTATGTAATTTATCATTGGTTACATGGAAGTCTCTTAAAACTTCTTTAATTGCCTTTTCTGCCTGTCTTGTGTTCATGTGTTTACCTCCTTAAAACATGGATTTCATTTTTTAAATTCACTTGTTAGCATGATCAAATAATCAGATGATTCTGTATCTGGATCGTTTTCCACATCCTCTTGTAAATTGTGAATTAATGATTGTATGTTGTAGTTTGGTGTACCATCTTTTATACTATCCTCATATGATACTAAATACTCATATGCATTTTCAGCAATCTCTTTTTCAGTAAAGCAACCTTTCCATGTATCATTGCAATATTTTGCTAAATCGTAAAAAAAGCTATAATCTAACATTTTATGTCCTCCTGTTTATCTGTTATATTTATTAGTTCTCTTTTTGTTCTCATTTTTGCAGACAATTTTTAAAACAATTCAAAATCATCCCATGAAAAAGATTGTATAGCAGAGCCTCCCTTAGTTGGGTAGTTGTCAAGAGCTTTTCATTTCTGCCTTTATTCATGTTTTGAATTATCTGCAAAGTCAAAACAAAAAAGCAAGTGATTAATGATTAACCGCTTGCAAGTTATTATATTATCTCCGGCATAGTATTATCTAACCTCTGACGCCGTTTCTATTTGCTATCAATTTTTTATAGATATTTTTATCTATGCAAATGCGATTTACGGACTCGCTCACGGTATTTCTTTTTATCCTGAATAGTGTTTACTGTACTTTCCGCAGATTTCCACACCGTCTGACTTTTTCAGCTTTTAAAACTCTTACATGGTTTATCTCATTCACGCCGTTTTTTGATCGGATACGGACAACCGTATTTTTGTATGATTAAGCTATCCCATGCTTTTGACTGATTTCCTATCTTTTTTAGTGGTACTCATACCAGACAAACCGTCCACTATTTAGCTTGATCATCACATTCTTTTTTTGAAATGGTTTTGACTCCATTTTTTATTGCTTTTATGTAAAACTTATAAAACTAAAGTCTGATTTATTATCCCGTCCCTAACTTATTATTTTTGTGTAAGTCCTTGTTGCTTACATTAACGGTCGAGTTTTTTCACGTTAAAAACCTTTTCTACAAACGTCTGATTTCGTTACTATACTTTCAGCAATTCAGAATGCGCTAATATCTCTTTCGAGGCAGATACCCAGGACTCTCATATAACAGTTTTCGCTGTCGAGTAGTCAACCCTTTATTCGGTTTTATAAGGTTCAGTGTTTGCCCGTTTCAATCTTGTTTGGGACTTATTAGATTAACTTGTAGTTAAAAACTAAATATGGTATAATACCATTCAAGGAAGTGATTTTGAGGGACTTATAAGCCTTGTGGCTATGCCCTCATCAATGATTAATCCGTTATGTATTCGTAGTATTCTGTATCACTTGCAAATTGCATCAACTTGCCATTGACTATTGCAAGAAAACAGTGACCACGATATCCGATTGGATATGTCATTGGAGTCACCTCCTTTATTTAGTTTTATCAACTTTAGAACTTTGATTTTATCTCTGCCCCTCTGTTGATGGTATTACTATACCATAAGGTTTACCTTATTGCAAGTGTTTTTATAAGGTTTACCTTATTTCAGCATTATGCACTATTTACCATTATTGTAAGGTATACCTTATTGTTAATTATGCACTATTAATAATAGAAATATTGACAAAAGGCATGATAAAATGTTATTGTTATATACTACCTTTTTGCTTATTAGAAAAGAGAATGTATATACATATAATAAGAAAAGAGGTAAAAATATCATGGCAATGACAAAAAGTCAAATTGAATATGAAAAGAAAAGAATGAAACAATGTGCAACTTATACTGCTAAGTACACACCAAAAGAAAGACAGGAAAGTAACCGTATTGATGCTTATTTGAAAAGTACAGGTATATCTGCCAATGCTTATATTAAGATGCTCATACAACGTGATCTGGACAGTAAAAACATACCATACACACCAGATGTATTAACGCAGCATGACGATATTTAGATATTATTTTAATAGTTATGTATTGTATATATAATACCTTTTTGACAGCATATAATAGGAAGTAACACTGTACAATCATTGTGATCTGTATAACCTGTTATCATGCGTAAAATGTACAGATAGTCTTATAAGCGTGTAGAATGCGTTTTAAGGGCTTTATGTGCTTATATGATAATTATATCGGATAGTGTGCCTAAAGTCGTTTATATGGCGTTTTACAAGGTTGTTTTTAGAATAGGATGTACAGAAAAAGGTTACATCTGGACAAGTTTAGAGCATGTAGCATGATGATATTTTTATATCATTTTAATGCATTTTTGAGTGTATTTTTACGTCAAAATGTGCGCTATTTTATGCAAGAATATTGTGTATTTATACGTTGTTTGGGATGTATTTTTATGCAAAAATTTGTATGAGATAGTGTTGTTTTTGTGCGTTGGAATGGGTAAAATATTGTGGTAATGTGTGAGTAAAGTGTGGAGAAATTTATCTGATTTATGATTGAAATGTGATGTATTTTTATCTGTTTTGAGTGTGGTTTTTGGCGTGAATATGTGATAATTTCATCTGTTTTTATGTGGTATTTTATGTCCTGTTTTGAGATAATTTTATTGTGATCTGCTGTTATATTTTAATCCCTGGATGGTGTTAGAATGTAGTATCTATAGGCGTTTATGATGGTAGAATCATGATAGAATTATATATGGTTTGGTGTGATTAATGGATATAATATCATGTGTATTTATGTGAGATTATGTTAGGTTATATAAGTGTATATGAGTGTATGTATCATAGTATTATATAGGCATGATAATAGTAATATTATGAGTGTAATGTTAGGTGTATAGCGTAGTATATCATGGATAGATATAGATGTATATTGTAAGTTATATGTGATGTATGACGTGATATACAATGTATGTTATATTGTATATTATTGTGAGTTTATGTTTAACTTATTTGACGTTATTGCGTGAGTATATTGTGTTATGTTGATATGATTTTATATTGTATTTTAGGGATGGAATAGAGGTTTGATCTTGTCTGCTGTTGTGCGTCCAGATTGTTTTATTATGTCCA